CAACAAATCCTTGATATGTACCGCTAAACAAATCGATCTTAGAGTTTAGCGTTGTTCCAGTACTTGCAAGATTATTCGTAAGGGTAGTAATGTTATTGCTTAGCGTTGTTCCAGTACTTGCAAGATTATTCGTAAGGGTAGTAACGCTACTCGAAACCGTATTGATATTGGTCTGCAAGGTTGAGCCAGTAGTAGCAATGTTTGTGGCTAACGTACTTCCAGTTAAACCAACATTCGTTGTTAACGTATTGATGTTCGTTTGCAAGGTTGAGCCAGTAGTAGCAAGATTATTTGCAACCGCACTAACAGAAGCATCTGTTGCATAAGTCGCATCAAGATTATCAACAAATCCTTGATATGTACCGCTAAACAAATCGATCTTAGAGTTTAGCGTTGTTCCAGTACTTGCAAGATTATTCGTAAGGGTAGTAATGTTATTGCTTAGCGTTGTTCCAGTACTTGCAAGATTGTTTGCGACCGTATCTATATTAGTTTGCAAATTTGTTTGAGAAAGAGATAAGTTACTCTGTAAGGTAGTACCAGTAGCTAAAAGATTACTTTGTACTGTATTAATATTACTTTGTAATGTTGTTTGTGTATTGCTTATGTTAGTAATTAATGCAGCTCCAGTTGTAGCAATGTTTGTAGTTAAATTATTAACAGCAGAATCAAAAACAGCTTTTACTATTACTGGATCTTCTGAGATCTTTATAGAGCTGTCATTAATAACAACTGAGTTAATACCTATTTTAATTCCATCCTTGAAATATCCTGTTTTTTCAAAATAAGAGAAGTCTTTAAATGTTTTTATGCCATATATATCTTGATTACCATATTCTAGGACTGCGTCTCCACTTAAAGAAGTAATTTTACTATTTAAATTTGTTTCTGTAGTAGTAAGATTATTCTGTAAAGTTGTTCCAGTACTTGCAAGATTATTCGTAAGGGTAGTAACGCTACTCGAAACCGTATTAATATTGGTCTGCAAGGTTGTTCCAGTAGTAGCAAGATTATTTGCAACCGCATTAACAGAAGCATCTGTTGCATAAGTCACATCAAGATTATCAACAAATCCTTGATATGTACCGCTAAACAAATCGATCTTAGAGTTTAGCGTTGTTCCAGTATTTGCAATGTTTGTGGCTAACGTACTTCCAGTTAAGCCAACATTTGTTGTTAATAAATTTACTGCTGATTGAAAATGTCCACTATTACCAGAAACATAAATTACATCAACATTATTAGATGAAACTATTATTCCATCTTGCCCAGTAATATAAAGAAATTCTTTACTTAAATTATTTATATTGGTTCCAGGGCCTCTTGGTCCTTGAGGTCCAGGAATGGAAACATTAGTAGCTAAACTTTGTGTTGGTGATGTTACATCAACACTTACGCTACTTGGCAAATTAACATCTACAATAATATCTGCCATAATATTATCTCGTTACTTCTGGTAAAATTGTAAACTTTCCTCGCATTAATTTTATACTATTTCCTGTTAATATGCCAGATGGATATCTTTCAATATCATAAATATGATCAGATATTGGAATATTTGCAGATACATACGAATTAATATTTATTTGAACAGAACCAGATTGATTGCTTATTATCGTAGGATTTAAATCCAATAAGATCCCTGTAGAGCCATAGCTTGCTCTGACTTGGCCTCTTACCCCATAGCCACTCAAATTAATTGGTAAGCTATTACTTTCTTTTAAATTTAATGTTAATTGTATGTGATCGCCTTGATAACCAGTAATATTATAAAATGTCGCCATGTAAAATATTACACAGAACAATTATTTTATTGATATAAAATTAACGACCTTCTGAAAGAATATCTTTTGCTGTTTTTGCGTTTTTAATTTTTTTGTCTTGAGGTCGTTGTGCGTTATAACCCGAAACGTGCTTGATAAATTCTTTCTTTAGTCTTGAGCATAGTATTTCTCTATTATCAATTGGTACCAAACCTATTTTAGAAGCATGACTTTGAAGATCGCTTTTATTTAAATCGTTTAAATAGTTTATATATTCTTCTAAAATTAATGTTCCATACTTATAATTACCATCTTCTCCAAAGATTTGATCTAATGTTCTTGGTGGCGATACATTTTCTACTTTACCGTGAGTTTGATTTATTTGATTTAATTTTGTTTTTTTAGCCATATTAATTACCTTTAGATTATTATATTAATAGTTACTGCTTTTTTCTAAAAAATAAAAAACCCGAAGTAATTAACTTCGGGTTTTCTATTGGTTAATATTAATTAATATTAAGCTTTAATAACGATACCAGCTACAGCTCTACCATCGAGACACACACGACCCTCTTCTAGAGAACCGTAGAATCCGATTTTTTCAGAGCGAGAAACGAATTGATCGTCTGGTTGAGCGGTGAAAGTTCCACCTGTTTCGCTATTGCGAGCTACTGGACGAACAAATGCATCTTTAGTTAAGTCTAAACCAATTAGAACTTCATCAGTGCCTGGATCAAACGCAGTTGGGTTTGCTCCGTAGAAGCTATCAAATAGGACGTTATATTTACCATTAACGCCAAGCTCAACTAGTTCATGTAAACTGATGCCAAATATCTCTTGTGCACCTGCTCCACGATAAATTTCTTCTCTTACTCCAGCTGGAAGATCGGTTTTGGTGTTGCCTACTTGATTGTAAGCGAATTCACGGATCTGACCAACCACCTCTGGGCTCAAAAAGAGATCAGTCACACCATAAGAAGATGTGGTAGATCCTTTTGCATAAGAAGTATTAATTCTTTTTACTTTTGTCAAAAGATCGCTAAGATCTTTTAAAACAAGGGTTTGATTAGCGGCGGTAACAATGTGATCTTGACCATTTGTAGATGCAGTTGCTAAAGCTTTAAGAACAACTGCCCATGCATTACGCTCTTGTTTAACAAGAACTTCATTGGCCATACGTTCTACTGCTTTGCTGACAACATCTAAACGTGCGCGGCGAGCATATCTTTTTAGCAAGGATACTGCGCTATCCAAGCGATATGTTGAGACTTTCATCTCATTGAAACCTTCAACAACTGAAGAAGGAAGACCACCTGCTACATTTTGACTCCAAACAGTTGTATAGCCTTCAGTCTCTTGGGACCATAGATCCAAAGGAATAGAAGGATTATCGTCTTCGTCAAAAGACAAATCGCTATATACTGCGCTTGATGTTCCTGCTTCCATAAGCACTTTGCTGACTACTGGACCAATAAAAGCCGCAAAAGCTTCGCTAGCTTCTCTAGCTACTGTAGTATCTCTACTACCCATAGCTTTGATAAGCTCAACTTGTTCTGGTGTATTTTTTAATTTTAATTTCATTTTAATTTTTCTCCTTAAATTAGAAATTGAGTTTGACTATTGCTGCGCCGTCAACGACGTCGCTCAATAACGTACCAACAGTGGTACCAACTGCAGATGGATCGGATGTTAATCCGCCGCTAGCAGCTTGTTTTACTACTCCGCCAGCTACTCCAGCACCAACTAGAGTAATATGAACTACTCCGCGAGTTAGAACTGGTACGGCTTGACCTTTGAGTACAACTCCTTTTTCAGCAGCTTTACGGGGATTAAAAACTAGTTTCTCTCCGTTTTCATCTAATTCTTGCACAGGCATTAAAGTAATACCTAAAGCTAAATCAGTTGCAGCTGCAGGAACGATTTTAGCGCGGGTTCCGTAACGCATAGAAACTGTGTTTCCAGGTTGGAGACCAAGAGCATCGCTCATTGAGTCAACTGGGCCTTTATTGTCTAATTTTATTCCTTCTGAAACCTTAACTACTGTTCCAGCAGCTAAAGTATCTCCAGCGTGATAACCAAAAAGGTTAACAACATCATGTTCATCATACGATCTGAATGGTTTAAGTGCCATATATTTTTCTCCTTATTTAATTTCAAAACCTTCTAAACCAAAAGCTTTAGCATACTTTTCTTTTAAAGTAGGCTCTGCGGCTGATGTAGAATTTGGTATTTGTATGGAGGCTTGTTCTCCATTTTGAAAAGCTGTTTCTACTACTTCTTGAGGAGTCGAAACGTTTTCTTTTTGACTATTTTCTGAGGCAACGGAAGACTTTACGATCTTGCCATTCTTATCCTCTTTATCTTCGTCTAAACCTTTATCTTTTAAATCTTCTTTATCCATTTTTTCTTTTGCGGCTTTTTTAGCAGCTTTATTTTTTTCTTTCATAAGAACGGATATTTTCTTTTGAAAAGCTGAAAATGCTTCTTCATTTAAGTCTTTAATATCAAGAGCTAGAACTTTTCTGTCGTCTTCAGAAAGATCATATTCTTCATCAAGAAGAGCCATTCTCATGTTAAATGCTTCTTCTTGGGCTTTAGCAATTTTTTCTGCTTCCAATGAAGTCAACTTTTGGCTCAATTCTTCAACTTGTTTTTTGATAATGTCATGCTCTGCAGTAACAGAAGTTAATTTTTCTGTGGCAGCTTTGAGAGCATTTTCTTTTTCTGCTTTTTCTGAAACAAATTTTTCATTTACTTTTTTAATTTCTTCAGCAATGAAATCTGTAATGCTGGAAGCGGACACTTCTTTTAATAAAGCATCTGTGATTTCTTCAAGTTTTGTTATTTTCATATATATTCTATCCTTAGTTACATTCATTTTGTCTTCCTGGGAAATAGTATTTTCCGCAGAAACATTTTCTGATATTTCAATAATACTGGCTTCGACTTCTGTTTTATCTGAAACAGCAACGCCTTGCACATCAGCAGCAGGATTTAGTGTTAATCCTATTCCTAGCGGAATAACTTTGCCATATACTTGTCTGTACAGGTATTCTTCATTATTTAATCTACCGTCTCCACCCAAACCTTTTAATTTTTCTTGATATTTATTAATTTCAGAAGAGTCAGTAATAATTTTAGCATTTTCAATATTCTTCTCTCCATCTTTTAAGATTACTAAATTGTATGCATCAAAACCTAGTTCCCAGCTTGCGCTTATGCTCATATAATGGTCGCTCGTAGGATCGTTGCTTTCCTCAATTTTTTCTGCTAATTCACTATTTACAATTTTCCATATAACTCCACCAAGAGTTATGTTAAATGGTTTTTTAGTTTCAGATAAACTTTCTTCTGCAATAGCTTGACTAGTGCCAAATTCACTAAATCCATAATTTAAAATACAGCCAATTACATTATTTCGATTATGCTCTATATTAATTGGTTTATTAATAAAATTTTTAGCAATTTTAACTGCTGTAGAGGCATCAATAACGTCACCATTTTTATTAACACGATTTACAACACACGCATCAAAAGCAACAGGCAATAAATCTATATTATTTTCTAGATCAATATTTGGTATAAATTTTCTTAATTTTTCTAGGGAGGCGACTGAAAGGTATTTATCTTTCTCTTCACTTACTACTGGTCTAATTTTAATATTAGAAAAAGTAGTTAAAAATTTTATTTGTTTTTTCATAATTTATATTATATCCGTATATAATCCATAGATTACACCATCTTCTTCATCATCTAAATATAATTCATCAATTGAAGTAAATTCAAAATCATTTAAATTAAAATTACTGATATCTTCGTCTGCTTTATTTATATCTTCTGTTGAAGGATTGAAGCTGGCCTCAACAATATATTTATTATTAATTGCTTTTGAAAAATTAACATTTGCTCCAATATAAGTAGAGATCCCGCTAACCATTCTTAGAAACATATTAACTCTAGCTAAGGCTAATTGATTAAAATTTTTATCTGATGGAGTATTTCGGTATACTTTTTTAACTTGATTTAAATTTACTTTTTTATTATTTTCTGAATTATGAGATTTTACTTTATGTTTTAGAGTAGCTAATATTTTTTTAGAAAACTCAACTGTTTTGTCATTTTTAATTACGTCTTTTGGCCCTGAGACAATATTAGACTCAAAACCAAGCTTATCTTGATTGATGCTCATTTATATATTATACACTAGAAAAGGCATATATGATTAGAATTACTTTGGTTTCCTATAGTGGTTATGAAAATTGATTTTTTCGCGTGGACGACTCTCTTTTTTGGGGGGCCATACATTATTAAACTCTTTTCCGTCATTTATCTTTGTTGACTCTATATTTTTTTCATTAAGGGCAAGGGGCTCTTTGAGAGATGTATTTTTTTTGATTGACATTTTTATTCTTTCTTGTAGAGCTCTTTACTAATATCATCAGCTGAACCCATAGTTGGTGTTTCTGGGTATTTGGTTGGTAATTCTCTGCTATCTAAATTTGGTTCAGAACAAGATATTAAAAAAAATAGGGGCAATATTAATAATAGTTTTTTCATAATAATTGTTACACTAATGATTGTTCTATTAATTTAGCTTCAGCGTCTCGTCGTCTACTCATACCCTTTTCTATGCTTCCGCCAATCCATATTCTTTTCATGCTTCTTATTTGATTAGCTATAAAGGATAGAGCTTTTTGATCAAAAGTATTTGTTATTCTCATACCGTCTCTTATTAATTTCATTTCACGGCGACGATCACCTTCTAAAGCGCTACCTCTATTAAATACAAGACTAACTAATCCGCCTTTTGCATCTTCTGGCATTTTATCAAAATTTGGAAAGGTATCTCTTGTTAAATTCCAAAACTTTGTCACAGTTTTGTTAGTAAAGACTTGCAATGATAATTCCCAAGGTATAGTTATATCCTTTAATCCTCTTATAAGATTCTTAGCGTTGTACCCTTTGATACCAACTACTTTATATAATCTATCAAAAGTTTCTTTAGGAAGACCTTTCCAATCTTCGCTAAATTCAGTTTTATTAACATAACCCAAATCGTAACCAACGCCAATTGTGACTCCACTTTGGCCTTCTGGCCAAGCTGGATTTTTTAAAAATTTATTATAATAGTTTTCACCACCGCCAACTTCAAATTCTAATATAAGTTCCAGAGATTTTTTAGAAAGCATTTTTAATTATTTATTTTATCTATAGTCTTATCTATTATATTATCTTGAGGAACTTTTTCTTTTAGCCAAGAGTTAAGAACTCCAAAATAAACAAGATGTTCACTATTAATTAAAAACAATTCATTGCCAAAAGTATCCTTATAAGGTTTGATTCCAGAATCTTCGTTTAGATCAATTGCTTTTTCTTTTTTAAATTTTATTCTATACATTTTAATTAAATTATTATATCGTTCGCGCGCTTGGCGAGTAATAAGAGCATCATCACCAACGAAAGAAATTAATCCGCCGTTATCTTTGTCATATTGCTTTGGTGTTGTAGCATCATAAGAAGATTTATCATCTTGTATTTTATTAGGAGTTACGGTGGCACATCCAACAAGAAAAAAATTAAGAGCTAATATGCTTGCGAGCTTCTTCAAGGTCTTTTTCCTTTACTGCATTTTCGATTCCACTTTGATAATCGACTTCTTTTTGAGCTTCTTGGCGATCTTTCATTTCTTTTGTGTTCTTTGCTCCGAACACGTTATTGATTGCTGCGAATATTCCAGATACTGCTGAGAGTAAAGCTTGGATTATTCCAGTCGGCATATATTACTCAACGTAACTTGACGTAGCGTCTTTGCAACCAGAGGCAATAGCATTTAATACTTTAATAGCAAGAGCGCCATTTCCATCAACTCGAGCGAATTGCACAGCATACATATCTTTGATTGTACTAACATAATTTACCCAATGAGTTTTTTCAACAGGAAGGTAATCTGTAAGAGCTTTTTGAAGTTGAGCTGGAGTTGGCGCAGATCCTAAAGTTAAAGATTCAACAATAACTGCAACATGATTTATCATTTTAGCTTTTTCAATTCTATCATTTCCAGAAGTTGCTTGATCAAGAACAACTGTACAAGCTAATATTACTGCTGGTTTAATATAAGGCAGAGCGTTTTCAACACTTGCTGGCGCATCAATTTTTCCAGTTTGAGTTGTGGCACAAGCGCCAAGAAATATGCTCAAAAGAGCAACCGCGGTTAATTGTAATTTATTCATTTTTTTCTTCCAGTCTTTTTCGGTGGCCAAGTATTTGCAAAAAGATTAGACCCTACGTCTTGATTATCTATAGCTTTTAGATGGAGTCTTTTTACTGCCTCGGTTGTTTGAGGAATCGTGCCACCAGTAACGTGAGAGTCTTTAACATTTAAAGCAAAAATAATTCCAGTCACGACAGCAATTAATTTTGATATTCCTATAATATATTTTTCAGCATTATCTGGTAAAAAAAATACTAGTGAATTATCTGCTTGTATTGCTGCTGAAGTAGCTATTGCGACTACAGTAATGATGCCTGTAGTAGAGGTTTTCCAATTCGGACCGAATATTTTACTAAGCATATTTATCATTACACTAAATTATAGTTGAAAAAATAATCAATATCCATTAAATCTTGCTATGATATAAGATACTTGCCAAATATGCATCTACTTGATGCTCATCAGAAATATCTAAAACATTTGATACCATATCCTTGTTTGTGTCATGAGGCTTTTCTATATATTTTGCTACGGATTCTATCCAATTTTCTGGGTTTTCATTTGAAATTATTATTTTAGAAATTTGATCTGCTATATCTTTTTGCTCATTAGACATTTTTTTTAAGTTATGCTTTTTTCTTAAAGACGAACAGATTTCTTCTTCTAACTTTTGAGCAGAAATTAAATTACTTTTTATTTTGCTCAGACTGAATGATTCAGCTTTAGACTGTTTCCCTTTTCCAATTGGTTTTACATCTTTTGTTTGTTGAGGTACGCCCGTGGTTCCGCTAGGTCTTCCTGCTTCTTGTGTTTTTGCGCCACCAATTATTGGTTGATATAGGCCTTTATCTTTTAAATTTTTAAATTTAATTTGAGACTCTGCTGACTCTTCTGCATCGGGAAGCCGACCAGTTTCAATTGCTCTGATTCCTTCTTCTGGAGTTAAAATGCCTAATTCGATAAGTCTACTATAAACTCTAGAGTATTGAATGTCATCTTTTAAATCTATATCTTCAAAATTTGGATGTGGAAAGTTTTTAAATCCTAAATCTTTGCTTATTCTTCTAATTTCTGGTATTAAGAACTCGTTTATAAATGCTTGCCTTGCTTGCTTTAATCTTTCTATAAAAACTTGAACTTTAATGCTAGTATTAGCAAACTTTTCACTTCCAATAAGAATATTATTTAATCCAATTTGAATATCTCTGTCCACTACTTCATATTTTGCTGGTCCTAGGATGCTGCCTATATCTGGAATAACAAATTCGGCTTTTGTTGTATAATCAGCTATTAGAACTCTGCCGACGCTTTGATTTTCAAATAATTTTTGCATTGCTTCTAAATTTTTTTGATTAACTCCGCCTTTATCTGGCTCTGCCCCCATCGTAACTAGAAGAATTGCCTGTTGCATGGTCCTTGTTATAGACATGTCCATTTTTTTCATTTCACTTTTCCAATTAATATCATCTAATACTGGAAATCCCATTGGAACCGCAAAAGGCTCGTAGTCTTGTTTCTTATAAAAAACGGCAGCAAGCCTTTCTCTTTCTAGTGGTATATTTAATATGCCTAGAGTTTTTTGCTTTATCATTTTCTGCGTTTCAGGTGGTAAACCTTTTAATACTTCTAAGTCTTCATCAGTTTTTGGAGCCTTAAGTCTTTCTAACTCATAATCACTTAATACTTTATAGTACCTGCCGAGAGAAAAATTAATTCCACCACCAATTTGGATGTCTGCAGGATTTAAAACTATATATCTAGCTGGCAAATTTACTGCTGAAGCTTTTGATAATAAGCCAAAAGTTTGTGTGATTTTATTAACATCTTCACTTTTAACTAAAGTATCAAATCTATATAAAAATACATTTCCACTTCTATAGTATTCTCTAAAAAATTTATCTTGTAAGTCCCAAATGTTAATCTTTTTGAACAAGGCATCAAAAAAATCTCTAGATTTTTGACTACCGCCTTGAAAGTATATATTGCTAGAAGAAAATTCGGTCATTAAGTCTATAGTGTTTCTAAATATAGCAAAATTATAGTAAGCTTTTTGGCAAAGAATCACTGCGTCTCTAATATCCATATTAGAAGAGTTTTTGATTCCAGAGGAGTATTTAAAAGGTATCAAGCCGTCTTCAATATTCTTATATTTATCGGTCCTATTGATCGTGCTAGATATATTTCTTCTTATAGGACTGTCATTTGACCCAGAAGCTAAGGATGTATGGGTCTTATTTGAAGCTTCAGACACCATAAGAGGAGAAATTTCGTCTATTTTTGATTTTTTTTGATTATTTTTCTTACTTTTAGTCATTTTAAATTAAATTACACATTATTATATGCTTTTTTCGAGAAAAAGCTAATTTATTTAATAATAAAAGGTTCAAAAGTCTGCTGCTCTTGCTGTTCTTTTACATTCATCATGTCTAAATAACATTTTAACCCCCAATTAGCCAGCATTAGAGCCGAATAATTATCTTTTCTAGCTTTATTTGCAGAAGTGCTTCTTTTTAAATGTTGAGGTAGGTCAAACGATTGAGTTCCTCTGCTTGTGGATGAGTGTTCTACTAAAGTACATTGTTTTTTGGTCTGATAAATAAAATCATCTTGATTTTCAATAAAATCTAATATCGTCCAGTCTTTTTTATCTTCTGTTTGCATAAGTTCAATTGGTGCGCCTCGATTTGTAACTTCATTAAAAAAATCTTCGTTAGCGCCAGTATTACTTGCGAACCATATTTTCTTGTAATCAATACAAGCTTGTAAATGTTCATTTGCTTTACGGATAAATGTGCTTGTGAATACTTGATTAAAAGCAATCCTTTTATCTTCTAAATTATATTTTCTTCTAGCGTTTTTAATCATCATTTCATAATCTAATCCTTCTAAATCTGAGTCTATATCAAAAGTTTTAATTTCTAATTTTTGTTTTTTAAATAATTGAGACTCGTTACATGAAGATAGAAATACGTCTGCGCCAGCATTATCTAAAATGATCGCCACAATATTAAAGTTGCCCATAATATAAGAAAGATAAGATACGTGGTTTTTTAAATTACCTAGTCCAGCATAAGTATGCACTAATACCCCGTGCCCTTTTTCTTCATCTATCTCTAAAACTGCCATAGCAAAATAATCTGCATTCGGGCTATCGCTCATATTTGGATCCACACCAAGAATATATTTTTTCCCAGATTCGCCCTTTAATAGAGTGTGAGGCTTTTCGTTATATTTCAAAGTACATGCTTCCATTTTTTTGGCATTAAAATAACTATCACTTCCATCTGTAAATCTAGCGCAATATTCTCTTAAAAAACTGCTATGACTTGATCCACCGTTTTGTGCTTCCTCAATAATAGTTTTATCTATCATTTCTTCTGGAAGAGCTTCGTAACTAATTTGGCTTACGAAATATGTAGCTTCTGTTTTTTCATTATTTGAAATTTTTTCAGACCATTCTTTATAAGTTTTATATAAATTTTCAAAAGTATAGCTCGCAGAAGAAAATGCAAGCATTTTACTTGTATTTTCAAAAACCATTCTCTCTTCTTCTTTCATTAAGCCTTCTTCTATCAATTTATCCTCTAATTCTCTGATCTCCATGCGTTCTTTAATATTTTGTGGGGCGACTAAGAATGGCATTAATACATTTTTAATAATTTCTTCGGGGAGCAGAAGAAACTCGTCTAGCACTAAAACATTTGCGCGAAATCCTCGAATCTTTTCTCCATTAAGTGGGATAGCTACAATACTTCCGCCGTTTATCTGCCATTCAAATTGATCATTTCTTTTAGCTTTTGCACCGAAACATTGAGCTAATAGTTCTGCGCCTGGACTGTTAACTATTTTTTCTAGATTATTGAATATAAATCTTGCAGTTCTAAATGTAGGACCAGCAATTAAAATTTTTGTATTAGGTTCAAATATGCATTGTAGAAAACAAAATACTGCAGCGATAAAACTCTTACCACATCCTCGACCAAATACACACATATTAAAATTTCTATTAAAAAATGCTTTAATATGCATCTCTTGATACGCAGCTAGTTTAACTCCACT